CGACAAAGTTAATGGTGGTGCATTCAATATGATGCACGATTCGGATATCGACTTTCAGCAGTTTTGCGACGATAAGTTTTACGATAGCAATAAGATCTATTATGGCGATTGGGACGGTACGTTTAAGCTTGGCTGGACCGATAATCCAGCATGGATCATTTATGATATCGCCACAAACACAAATTATGGTTTGGGCAATCAGATTGATTTTTCGAGCCTAGATAAATGGACGCTTTACGATATCGGAAGATACTGTGACGCCGTTGATGATAAAGGTGTGTTCAGAGGCGTTCCAGACGGCAAGGGCGGTCTTGAACCGCGCTATTCTTACAACGTAATCTTCTACAACAAAGACGAGGCTTACAACGTTTTGAGGGACGTTGCCGCAGTATTTAAAGGCATCATTTTCTGGAATACTGAAGGGTTCTCGTTCTACGCCGACCGTCCGCAAGATCCTGTAATGCAGTTTTCGAATGCCAACGTTCGTGGTGGCGCGTTCGAATATACTGAAACAGCTAGAAACGTTCGCCACACATCGGTTGAAGTTGTATACAATGACAAGTACGACAACTACAAAACAAAAGTAGAGTACATTGAAGACGTTGATGGTATTAGAAAGTTCGGTTTAAATCCATTTAAAATTAACGCCGCTGGATGTACGTCTAGATCAGAAGCTAGAAGAATCGGGCGTTACGTTCTTTGTTCTTCGATGTTTGAGTCGGATATCGTATCTTTTGTTGGCGGCATGGAGGCAGCGTACCTACAACCCGGCGACATATTCGCAGTTAGCGATGAGGTTAAGAATGTCGCTAGAACGTTCGGTAGAATTTTAAATGTAGACGACGCGACGAACGTAATCTCTATCGATGGTGAATTCAAGCAGGGGACTGCATCTACAATTGGATTAGATTCTGGTATTTATATTCATGTTCCGTCTGGCAACTATTCAGTATCGGACTTGAACAACCTGACCAATAACGATGGAGAATTTACTGGAACGCTGCAAAATATTAGGGCGAGACGCCAGCAGCAACTGCAACGCTATAACATCCATACCGTAACCGATGGTGTAGCGAACGATAACTTATTCGGATCGAGAATTACCCTGACTGGCGAGTTCCTGTTGAGATCTGGAATATTCGAAACCTATCCAATCGAAGGAAGAATTTCTGGTGGCGGATCGATCACTGGCGATACTATTTTGACCGGAGAGGTTTATGTTTTCCCAGATAATACGACTGTAACTGGCAATCCAAGATGGGAAACTTTAAATTTTGCGGCAGTCTCTGGAGTATTGCTCGAAAACGAAATAGATATCGACATTCAAGGTTCCGCTGGTACAGGACAGCTTATCGGCAATGAAACCAACTGGTCGTGCATTATCAATGGGACAAACGGAACAGTTTCTGTTAACGGTTCTCAAGTAGGTAGCGCGGCCAGCAACGGATACTTCACTGCTATTCAACTTGATTCTGCTGGAGCTTTAGTAAGTCAAAGCTCAACGACCGCATCGCTGGCTAATGTTGCCACGTTTATTGATGGAGCTACGGCTGGTAACGTTGTAGTTGTAGTTTCTAACAACGCTGCCGTTGCTAATAACGTCACGCCACCAGCTACTTTCGCGACTTACGCTGCAACTGAAATCGGCAAGATCGGTAAAGACGTATCTGCCGTCTCAACGTCTTTCGGTTATTTAGCCGCTCTCGTTAAAGTTGCATCTGGAGCAGGAAGAATCGTAGAAAGAGCTTCGAAAGCCCTAAACGACTTTGGCAAGATTACATTCAATTATCGTGACCTTCTTGCACTAAGCAAGATGACCCCATATTACACGTTTATTAATGCTGACGTTGGGAACGCATCGAACTCTAACTACGATGATTGGGTAGCGAATAAATCTTACGCGGTTGGGAACATAGTAAATGTTTCTGGAGTGATATACTCATGTAATGTCGCCTACACTTCTTCGGCTTTATTTGCTACTGACTCAGCCACTTATTGGACGGCAGGAAATGCGACAACTTATAGAACAATCGGCTTCCCGAAAGACTTCTACGGTTCAACAAAAGTGCCGATCACCACAACACTAACAAGCGCTCACGTTTCTGGCGCGTTTGATAGTCTTGGAGTTTCTGTTTATGTTGGTGGAGGCGCATTTGGACAGTCTGATATCAGAACACTAAACGAAAGCAGTGGAATTGGCTATAGTGGTCTAGTTTATGGAACTGGTTATGGTAGAGGATTTTACTCGCTAGCAGTAGACACAACTCCAACAAAAATTAATTTAATTGAAGAAGGTTCGATTTATCTTCTCAGTGGTTCTGGAGTAGAGCCGAAGCTTTATAAGACGATTTCCGTTAAAGAAGAAGAGGCAAACAATTACGCAGTTGCTGGTGTTGAGTTTTATCCAGATAAAGAAAACTTTGTGGAAAGAGACATTTCGGACTCGTCTCCGAATGTTTATGTGAAGTCTCCTTATGATATAGTTATAAAGCCACAGCCTCCAACTGGTCCTGTTAGCGCAATTCTTCGCAAGGATGGATCTAACGTAACTACTGGAATCTATGTTTCTTGGGGTGCATCTCCAGACTCTCCTCCGCTTTATAAGCTTTATATCAGCAGGCCAGATTACTCTAGCACCGTTGATGGGTCGATCACCGATGCCGTTTCCACGGCTAATTTAAATTATACGGTTCCCGTCAATTCAAACTGGGGTCAGTACGATATCAGCGTTTACAGCCAAGGTGCCGCGCCTTATAGATTCTTATCTGAAGACGCGGCTACTGTTAGTGCCGTTGCTTTACCGTTATCAACAGTTTCAATCGGCGGACAATCATTAGATAGAGTTGCAATCACTGGTTTTTATCTTGAAACAGCGGACGTTGATAGCTTAAAGTACGATGTTTCGTATAGTGGGAACTTCTCTGGCCAAGGCCAAGGCAACTTTACTTCGGAAGATTTGACGTTCCGTTGGTTTTATGTCGATCCAGTCGGCACAAAAATCAATTCGCCAGATTCATTAAGAAACAACCCGTTTCTCCCTGACGCTCCAGAAATTACGGTATCACTTCTTAGCGATGCTGGAACAATGCTGGAAGCGATCTCTGGCTATCAAGGTTTCTCATATACATTGAGCAGAGAGAAGAATCAAGAGTTTTCGATGCGCGGCACAACGTCAGACGCAAAAACAACAAACTCGCCGCTAAATAGAAACTATAAGCTCAGAGTAGTGGTTAAAGACGTAAATGATAATTTATTTACAGGAAGCTATGACGCCTATAACGTACCAGCTTCTTACTCAAGAATCGATGTAGTTGATTCTTATCAGTTCTCGCCCTACTTTATTTACTCTGGTTACTATGGCAATTCAACATTCACAAGAGTTGCTGTATGGAATAGCGGAACCGATGGCATCGTATCTGGGTCTGGTATCAGAGATTGGCAAACCGCCAGCCTTTTACGCAGCGAAGATGAAACTAGAGAGCTTACGTTCAAAGATATTTCTGGTGCATTTAAATTAGCTACCGGATTAAATGATTTGGGCGCAAGAACGCTGCAAGGCATAAATATTAATTACTCTGGTCTTGGCGAGCCAAGTTACGAAGGATACGTTAATGAATGGCCCGATTTGCTGAGTGCCTATGAATCGGAAGTTCGTGAAGGCGGCACAAAGACGAAAGAGCAATGGGGAAGAGAGCATTGGGAAACTTATGGCTACGAAGAGCCAAGACAGCTACCAAGAACAAAAGGCAATATCTTAGGCATTTCTGACTTTGCTGATATTCCGTCCAATCAAACTGGTTTCTCGGGAATCGGCGTTTCGGTTATTTACGATGAAGTTTCCTACAATACAATTAAGTTCTACTGCTACTCGTCTACGTCAAACAAGGATGTCTTATCGGTAGATATTTATACAGGAAGCAGCGGTGCTTTCGTTCCAGATACGGAAACAAAACAAAATCTACATGCCGTTTATAACGTACCGGGCAGATCTTACCTTAATCTTATTCAGCTTGGTGGACCTTCAATCCAAAGAGACGCATGGTATTATTTCAAATTCCATCCTCGCGATGATTTTGGAACTGGGGTTATGTCCGCTGCTGTTAGCGGTTATTTAGAAAATAACGTCGATGACTTTGTTGATAATTCTTACATCGAGTACGTTCTAGACGGTAAGAGACCGCCAACGCAAGCCGATGGATCTAGAGATTCTATAGACGCAACAACATCGAATCTCGTTGTAAATAGACAGTATCGAATCGTGACAGTAGGAACAGTTAACTGGACAACTATCGGAGCTAAGGCAGCATTGGGTGGTGTCGTATTTAGTTACAATGGTCAGGCCGTTACCGGATCTGGCGGTTTAGTAACTCTAGAAAGCTCAATCGATAAGACGCTAAGTGAAGACGAAATCGATAAGACTATTATCGTAACTCCAATTAGTGATTCGACGATAGAAGTACCTTCTAATCCAGCTATCGGATCAACGTTAACATTTATCAATAAACCAGCATTCGATAGAGCCGCCGATGTTTATCTGGTCGTAAGAGATGGCGGCGAAGCCTCAGAAGCCCCCGTAGTGTCGGTTGTTAAACCGAACGAGCAAATAACACTAGAATTCACTACGAAGGGCTGGGTTGACCTGAGCGGAGATACGCTGTATCTCGATACCTAATCTTAGAACTTCATATCGAAGATCGATTCGTCGAGCTTGTTATCGACGCCCTTAACATAAGACGAAATTTCCGTCTCTTGTGGGGCCACTTGCACCTTCTTCGAATCGTAGAAGCTATCGAGCCATCCAGAAAGAGGGTTCGACTTCGCGTTATAGATCTTGCTGTAACCCATAGAAGACAAGCGATTGTCCGCGAGCCACTCGACGTACTGCTTCAGAGAATCAGAAGTGAGGCCGATCAGGTTGCCCTTTGAGAAAAGGTAATCGGCCCAATTCTTTTCAGCTTCAACGGCCATTCTATAGGCTTCGTAAACGCGATCTTCATTCTTCTTGAAGATTTCTTGGAAACCTTCCTTTGGCTGATCGCGCAAGATCTTTAGAATGTTCTGAGTGATTGCGACGTGGAGATTCTCGTCTCGCGAAATTAAATTAATAATTTTCGCATTACCTTCCATCTTTCCACGATACCCAAAATAGAACGAGCAAGCGAATGAAACGTAGAACGTCAACCCCTCGGTAATCTGTGTTGCTAGAAGAGCGTCAAAGATTTGCTGCTTTGGGTCAGAGCTTCGCGTGTTAAGCAAAGTGTCGTAGCGATTAGAAATCGCTTGGGCGCGTTTCACGATCTCCTTGTCTTCCAAGATCGAATCGAAGAACTTTGTGGCGTCTGGGTGAACGTTCTGGAGAATATATGTATAGCTGTTGCTATGGATCGTCTCGAAAAACGACCATACATTCATGCAGATCTCAAGCTCTGGATTGCTAACGTAGCTAGACAGAGAGTTGATGCTGCGACTCAACATCGAGTCGGTCATCGTCTGGAAACGCAGATTGCTATCGAAAACAAAACGTTCTTCTGGAGAGAGAGTCTTGTAGTCGGCGGCATCTTTTGTCAGATTGATTTCTTGTGGACGCCAAAAGAAGTTAATCTGTTGATCGTAAAGATCATAGAACTTAGGATACTTCAGTCGGTCGTACCGCTGGATAGCCAAATCTTCTCCGAGGAAAAGCGGCTGTTTGAGAGAGTCGAGATTAATGGTATTTAACACAGTTTTCATAGGGTGCAGGCTCCTCCAGCGCAACCTTCAGGTTCATCGGCTTCGGGCTGTTTAGCTGGTTCTTTGGTTGGGTTTGGGGTAGAGGCTAACACGGTTTGCGTATCGCCGTCAAATGTATTTGTATAATAGAGGTTCTTAATTCCGTACTTGTAGGCGAGCATAATGTCGCCAAGAAGTTCAGTTTGATTAGGAATCTTGTTTGGATAACGGTTAACGTTGTAGTAGAGATTCGTCGAAATGCTCATGTCAGTAAACTTCTGAAGAGCGGCAACGACCTTGAGATAACCTTGATTGTTCGGCATCTCAAAGGCAAGCGTATAATCGTTCTTTTTATTACGAATATTTGGAACGACAACAGGAATGATTCCGGCCTTCGAACGCTTTTGTGAAATCAACGAGCGTGGTGGTTCGATTCCGTTCGTCGAAGACTGAATGACAGAACTCGACTCGACGGGCATGATCGCGGTAAGAGTGCTGTGGCGCATTCCGTACTGCTTGATATCTTTGCGCAGCGATTCCCAATCGCAATGAAGTTTTTCGGTCACAAACTCATCGATGCTCTTGCAGTAGGTGTCAATCGGCAAAATTCCCTTAGAAAACTTCGTCTTGTCGAACTTTTCGCACGCGCCCTTTTCCTTGGCAAGTTCAACGGACGCTTTAATCAGATGGAAGCTGACTTGCTCCATGATAGCTGCTGCCTTGTTTGGTGCAGCCTTATCGTAATACTTGACGCCAAGATCGGCAAGGTAAGCGGCGAGATTCGTGACTCCAACGCCCAAGCTGCGACGACGCTTTGCAAAATTCGCAGCAGCGGGAACAAAGTAATCTTGATGATCGATCAGTTCGTCGAGCATTCGAACGATAACGTCGCACACAGGCTCCATCTCGTCCTTGCTAACCTCAAGAAGATTTAGCGCAGACAAGATACAAACGCCGATTTCGCCGTTCTGATCGTTAATGTCGGTGATTGGAATTAGTGGGTGATTAACCTCCAAACAAAGGTTAGACGTGTCAACCTGTTCAAGCCAAGAACCGTGAGAGTTGGCGTGATCGACATTCATCAAATAAATGCGACCAGTCTCGACGCGCTCCTTAGAGAACAGCAAGAAGAGATCGCGAGCATTCATCGTCTTCTTGAACTTCAGCTTATTATTCTTTTCGGCTGCTTCATAAAGATCCTTGAAGTTGGGCATTCCGAAATTGTTCCAGAGTTCTGGAACTTCGTGATACGAGAATAGGGTAATCTTCTCGTTCTTGAGAACGCGATCATAGAACACTCGGTCAAAACCGATGCAATAGTCGAGTTTGCGGACGCGATTGTCATCGGTGCCAGCATTATTTTTTAATACTAAAATATCCTCAATATCATGATGGAACCATGCTGCATTGACCGTAGCTGACCCGCCGCGAATGCCGTTCTGGTGGCAGGACTTCACGGTAGACTCATACATCTTCAAAAAAGGCACGGGACCAGTGTGACTGACCATTCCCCCTTTAACGGGCGAGTTAACGGCTCTAATGCGGCTTATGTTCATGCCAATGCCGTACCGATTGGCAGTAGCCATACCAACAGCCGAGTTATTGGCAAAAATTGAATTTAAATTATCATCTACCGTGAAGAGAGCGCAAGAAGCGTAAGACTTTAGCGTTGTTCTTACGCCAGCCATGATTGGGGTGGGCAGATTGATCTTGTGTTGGCTAAAGTAGTTATAAGCTTTCTTAACGTACTGCAAACGGTTTTCCTTATAGCCCTTGAACAGCGTCATCGCAATTAAAATATAAGCAAACTGCGGCGTCTCGAAAATGCGCTTCGTTGTGCGATTCTGAACGAGATACTTGTCGCAGAGCTGCTTGATGCCAGCATAGGCGAAATTAAAATCACGATCATGCTTCAAGTACTCGTCGAGTTTGTGGAACTCACGCTCGTCGTACCATTTTAAAATATCTGGATCGTAGACTCCAGCCTTAATGTTCTCCTTGACAAAATCAATGAGCTTAGGCGCATTTCTGCCGCCCCAAACTTCCTTGCGCAACTGATAATTCATTAATCGAGACGCAACATACTGATACTGAGGCTTTTCCTCAGAAATAAGACCAGCCGCAGCTTCGATCAGTGTATTATGAACGTCTTTCGAAGAAATGCCATCGAAAAAAGATAAGTTGGCGTTCATAGCCACTTCTTCGAACGATGTATCAGCGATATCAAGGCAGGCCCACATCAGAACCTTATTGATCTTATCGGCATCGAATCGCTCGATTTCTCCGCTCCTTTTTTTGACTGTCATTGATTTTTTCATAGGAAATAAAATTAGGTAAAGGGTTTTACATAAACCCCCAAAAGTTTTTTAAAGAAAACCGCCAGCTAACGATTATTTATAATTTTTTACGAACGTAAGTGTATCTAGCCTGAATCCATTGTTCATGTAAAACATTTGAACACGGGGGTCGCCGCCGTTGCACATCCAGTGGCAGGACAAAAAGTCCAGACCTCTCTCTGCTACGAGCTTCTCAACCTCTTTCAGCACTAGCACTCCGTCAAGAAAAGATTTGCCGCAACTGACCCAAATGATTTCATTTAGGCCAGTCTTGTTGCAAACCCAATCGCTAGAAATAATACCAGCGAAAATAGAATTCGGTTTATTGTCGCGAAAGTAAACGTAAACGACTGCGTTCTCTCGAAACGAAACGAGAAGTTGCGTAAGCTCGGCCTTGAGGTGATTGATGTCCCAATCGCCAGCAACGTGCTTGCACGACTTCATTACCATTTCGGTGCGATCCATCTTGGCCAATTCATCCAAGACGGGCCGCAGTTCAGCGGCGGTAGTGATTCTCTTAATCATTACTTGAGATG